ATTCTCTTCAAAATCACCAAAGTTTCCATCAGCATCTTTCTTGTAGACTCCAACTCGTTTGTCCGAAATATTCTCCTCATTCCATACTTCTATATCACCAGTCTTTTTGTTTATTTGCAGAAAATACTTTTCATCACTATTCGGAACTAATTCTCTTTGATAGTCAACGTCATCTCTGCCGTAAAATCCGTCTTTAGCCGTCATTTATTTAACACTATTTTAGTTATTTAGCACGTACTTTGTATATTGTACTGAGTTCAAATCATCAAGTTCATCTCTTTGTACTAGATAAACTTGACCTGCTACCTCCTCCCAGGTATATTGTCTATACTTTCTCCAGTGAAAGTTGAACCCACGGAATCCCCATTGGAATAGTTCTGTTACCAGGACTAATGGGTGCTGATCATATCTTATTCTAGGAGTCTTTGCTTGATATAGAAATGTGCAGAGAGTTCCAGGTTCAGGGACAGGAGTGACAGTATCATTGAGAGCATCCATGATCATGAGCATCTGATCCTCAGTGTCCATGGTCTCATTCAATTCTGTGAGAATGGGTTCTATGCGATTCATTTGATCCTGAGTTCTTTCTCTGTAATTACTTTGAATGTAATCCGTCTGTCCTCACAAAACTCAACAGCAGCTTTCCATTTTGCTTGGTTCACTGCGTAGGTTTTACACTCACGTATCAGTGTTTTCTTTTGTTTCTTGCCTGGCACTGGTGGTAAAGTTTCACGATAGGGTTTTACTTCTATCACATATGTTTTGATTGCACCTGTGCTTTCTCTTACTTTGATGATAAAGTCTGGGAAATACTTATGTACCTTCCTATCAACAGGAGAGACATAAGGTATATAAAATTCCTCACTACCCCACTCAAGGATGTTCTCATTCAGGTCACAGTAACGACAAAACTTTCTCTCCCAACTACTACGTCATATGATATTCTCAGCATTGCCTTTGTATTTCCTTGGGTGTGAAGGTGTGTATTTACTTTTTATTCTTTCTCCCATACATAGTATATAAGGTAAGAACTATTTATAGATGCCTAGCGTAAAATCTATAGACGACATAAAATCGTCATTGTTAAGACCATCACTTACATCACACTTCTACGTAGAGTTTGCTCTACCTGGAGCACAGGGAAGCACGTCTGAGTTTAATAAAAAACTTCAGTCAAATGGCATTAGTTTCAGCACTACTCAAGAGACTTTAAACTTACTCTGTGCTGAAGCATCTTTGCCAGGATCTAGTCTTGCCACATTGGAGATTAATAATGATAGGACTGGAGTTACTGAGAGACATGCTCATAGAAAGTTTTTTGATGATAGAATAGACTTTACTTTCTACGTTGATGTAGAAAACTATCTACCGATCATATTTTTTGAAAGTTGGATTGATTTTGCTAGTGGTGCTGGAACCACTCAGAATAACACCCTTCGCGCCAAGAATTATTATTATAGAATGAACTATGCAGATGACTACACTGCTGATCAAGGACTTAAAGTCTATAAATTTGAACGAGACTATGGCAAAGGAAAAGCAATTGGACAAGGGAATCCCAAGTGGAGTCCGACAGGTCAATACCTAGAGTATGAATTTTATAGATCATTCCCTATTGCAATTAACTCAATGCCAGTCTCTTACGAGGCAGCAAATCTTCTCAAATGCACGGTATCGATGAATTATATCCGTTATACTGTTCAGAGAAGTGGATCGAGTGCAACGTCCACCTCACCACCAGCAGCATCTCCAGTTCAAAGGGTTCGGTCTGCTATTAATTATGAAGAGTATTATATGAATTTTGGAGACAATAAGCAAAACGCTACTAATAGTGCAGACTTCTTTGACGGATCTAACACTGGTCCTTTTGGTGAAGGAGTCGCATAACCCCACTAAATAATCACACTGAAAAACTCTATAGGATATCATGCCTTTACCTAAGATTGCTACACCAACGTATGAACTTGAGTTGCCATCGACTGGAGAAACAATTCAATTCAGACCTTTTCTTGTAAAAGAAGAAAAGATTCTTGTCATTGCTCTTGAGAGTGAAGACAACAAACAGATCACCAACGCCATCAAAGGTGTTATTAAGAACTGCATCAAAACAAAAGGTATCAAAGTAGAACAACTCCCTACATTTGATATTGAATATCTCTTCCTTAACATTCGTGGTAAGTCTGTTGGTGAAGAGATTGAACTTAACGTTATTTGTCCTGATGATGGTGAGACTGAGGTTCCTGTAAAAATTAATATCGATGATATTAAAGTACAGAAAGATGATGAACATGATAATAAAATCAAGATTAGTGATAACTTGATGATGGTAATGAAGTATCCATCTCTGGATCAGTTCATTAAAAATAATTTTGACTTTGAAAATAAGAACGCGATGGATCAATCATTTGAATTGATTGCATCCTGTATTGATTCTATCTGTAGTGAGGAAGAGGTATGGGCAGCAGGAGACTGCACTAAGAAAGAAATCAATGAGTTCCTTGAGTCTATGAATTCTTCTCAGTTTAAGGGTATTGAGAAGTTCTTTGAAACAATGCCAAAGTTATCGCACACTATTTCTGTAACTAACCCTGCGACCAAGGTTAAGAGCGATGTTGTACTTGAGGGACTGGCAAGTTTTTTCGCGTAGGTATGGTTCATATGAATCTTGAATCATACTTAAGATTGAATTTTTCCTTGATTCAGTACCATAAATATTCATTGACAGAAATAGAAAATATGATACCATGGGAGCGTGATATCTACGTCGCTTTATTACAACAACATCTTGAAGAAGAAAAGTTAAAGCATCAGCAAGCGAATGGCATCTAGGACTAGCACCGATCCAATAGAAATACTCTTAGAGATGGGTGTAGACCTAGATGACCTGTCTGAGCAGGATTATCTTGGCGCGTTGATGGAAGCAGTGGCAACCATCGAGTTTCAGACCAAAGGAAAGGGTGATGCTCGTAGTGATGTGCTCAGAAAAGAAATTGTAGAAGTAAGAAAGAAAAGAAAAGCAACAGACCCTAAATTTAGAGCAAGAAAGACAAAGATATCTGCAGGTGCATTTAAAAAAGGATCTGCCACAGGAACTAAAGTAGCACCAAAGGCATTACCTACTAGTGCAATAGTCCCATATCAGGCACCTCAAACCCAGGAGGAACCTGAAAAAGCGAAAGCAAAAGGAAAGAAAGAAGAGAAACCTAAAAATCTTCTGGCGGAAATTGCTGATTCAGTTTCTAATATTGCTGATATTTTAAAGGATCAATATAATTTAAAAAAGAAAGAAGGTGAGTTTGATAGAAAGAAAGCACAGAGAGATAGAAGAAAACTCGCCAAGGAAAATCTAAAGAAAGGTTTTGGTGCCTTATTTAAGACTGCTGAAAATATAGTTAAACCTGTCAGAAGTATTTTTGATAGGATATTTGGTTTTATCACCAACATATTGATCGGAAAGTTTTTAATGAAACTTGTGGGTTGGTTTGGTGACCCACAAAATAGAAAGAAAATTAATAATATTATTGAGTTCTTAGGTAAGCACTGGCCAAAGTTGCTATCACTATACTTAGTATTTGGAACTGGTTTAGGTAGATTTGTTTTTAGTTTAACTAAAACTTTAATTACCGGTGCAGTAAGATTAACTGCTGCTATTGCTAAACTTTTAGCAGCAAAAAAACTTAGGGGTGCAGGTAGAGTAGCAAGATTCCTTGGTGGTAGGAAGGGAAGACTCATTGGTGCAGCTGGGGCAACTGCATTAACAGTAGGAGGAACTTACGCTGGTATTAATGCACTTGGTTTTTCTGGTGGTGGTTCAGTAGAGGGATACTCTGAGGGTGGTCAAGCGCAGGGAAATGGATCATCAACTTTTAGATTTGGTGGTATTCCTAATCTTGGTGGAATTATCAATAAATTATATGGTAGAAATCAGGTAGGATATGAGGAGAGTGAAGATGTAGACAGCACTATCGGAACTGTTGAAGGACCTGGTGGTACTGATAAAGTCCCAGCAATGCTTACCGCTGGTGAGTTTGTCATGTCCCGTGGTGCTGTACAAAAGTATGGCGTCAAAACTCTTGAGGGAATGAACGCTGCTGGCGGAGGAACTAATCAACCAAAGATAGTAAACGGAAGAGATGGATATAAGGGTGGTGGACTAGTTGGGAAAGCAGTTGACAGCAAAGAGACTGGTGCTTATAGTGATGATAGTTTAAGTGGTAGACTTCTGAATAGAAGAAATGCTACTAATGAAGCTATTCGTAAGATGCGTGGTCAAGGTGGTCCATATTTACCAAGTCTTGATGAGATAATAAACTATGGAGTGAGGGGACAGAGAGAAGTAGAAGAAAGACTTGCAACTCTAATTCGTCAAGGAGAGGAGTTAATTCCAAGATTAGAACAGGGAATAGTTGGTCTTGCAATGGGAGCACAAGAGGTTGCTCGACAGATCCAACCAATACTAGAAAATGCAGCGGTTAGTGCTTATCGACAAGCGGAACAGTTTGCTGGTGGACTTCTTAATGCAGGTCAGCAAGTCGCCAATGATGTGGTCAATTATTATGAAAGCGGTCAGATGCAAAAGGATTTGATGGGTGCCGCAGAATCAGCGAAGAATGTGGCAACCGGAGCAGTCGGGGGTACTTTTGATGCTCTTATTTCTGCTACTGGTAGTAAACCATATCAAGATTTTGCAGCAGCAAATGCTACTGCTATGGATGAGACAATAAAAATTTCAGATAGTATTATTGATTCTTTACCTGAAGGTTCTCCTCTGCAAAATATGATGGATAAAGGGCTGATTCCAATCCCAACCAGTAGCCCTAGTATGATGAGGAACATGACTTTCGTTAAAGCTTTATTAGGTCCTCTTGGAAAACCATTTAAAATTATGAGTAATTCTGAAGTTGACAGGATGCGTCAACTTACCATTGATAAAACTCTGGAAAAATCTGGATTGATTGTTGATAAGGATGGTGAAGTTAAAATGAATTGGAACCAAGAGGATATCAATAAAGGTGCTAAAGGTGGAGGTGCATATACTGATGATCTTGGACCAGGAGGAAAGGCATTTAACTCTATACTTGGAAGATTTACTGCAAGCACCAGGGGTGGTGGAAATGTTTTGTATACTGATGATAGATATAATTTTAATAAGTCTACAGCAGAGTATTTACAGAAAGCAAAGGATCAAATACTAAGTGGTGCTTTTGGTGAGGCAGCATATTTTGGTGCTGCTGCCTTAGGTAGGTTTGCAGAAGATATCGGATGGTTGAACCAGAGAGCACTTGGCAGTAGAATCGCAGTTGGGGAAATTGATAGAAGTAAGGTTGAAGGTGCGGCACCAAAAGCAAAACCCCAAGCTAATGTCTCAGAAGCAACGAGGCAATTTGAGAGTGGAAATTATGATGCTGCAACTAAGGCGTTAGGTGGTGATCCATCTAAACCAGAACCAATACCTCAGTTAACCGCACCATCACCTAAACCAGGAAAACCAAAGAGAGCATGGTATGATCCTCGCGGATGGATTGGTATGCAATATGGTGGTGAAGTTAATGGTAGTCTGAAGATGGGTAGAAATACACCCAAAATCTCTGCTCCAGGAACACCAATGCAAGCAAAAGTAACTGTTATTAAAGCACCAAAAACAGGATCTACTGGTGGAACTCAACCTGCTCCTAGAGGTGGATCACAAACTCCAGATATTAATGCTGGAAATGGTAGTTATTCCAAGCGTAAAATTCTGGGTATAGCATAAGATGGCATTACCAATGTTACTGGGAGCAGCAGCAAGAGGAATAGTTAGAGGCGGTGGTCGTGCTGCTGCTTCTAGAATTATGGGTCGTAAGAAGACTGTCAAACCATCTGCAATTGCACCCAAGCAAAAGCAGCAGGGTCAACAACAGCAGAGAGGAGGTGCGTTAGTCAAGTCTCCTACAGCAGGAATAACAAAAGCAATGGCACCTGTTAAGCAGGTATCCACTGGTGCTGTTGCTAAGGATGATTATCTTGGAAGCATTCACAAGAATGTTGTAGCAATAGAACAGATTGTTCTTGGAGTGTATCAAGCAGAACTTAATAATGTCCTACAAAAAAAGAAAGATGATAAAGATGATGCAAGAAAAAATCAAGAACAGAAGTTAGAATCAAAACCTCAGAAAGAGGACATGAAGAAACCAAAACTTAATATGATTCCTAAACTTGGAGTCTTTGGGTGGATAAAAAGATTCATAG